CCGACATAACCAGACGCACGAGCGTTACCCATATCGGTATATGCTTGCGCATTTCCTTGACCTAATTGACCAAGAGCATTAGAAATTCCAGCACCTTGCTGACTTGCTGCATTGCCTAACACATTGGTCGCAGTTTGTCCTATTCCTGCGAGGGATTGCCACGGCTGAAGCTGATTCGCACGGTTGGTCTGATAACGATTGAATGCGTTTTGATACTCCTGAGACGCCATGTCTTGGTTGTACTGACTAGCGGCCCTCAGCGCGTTACCTGATAACAAACCACCTCTAGCGGCAGCGGTAGACTCTAAACCCTTCATGCCTTGTTTTAGGCGGAACGCATACCCGGGGTCTTGCTCGTAGTCAGCCATCGAGAAATCTCTGGCGTACCTTCCATTAAGCATCCCGACTAATTTGTTCTGTGCATTGAGTCCAATGTCGCGGAAAGGACGCTGTAACTCCTGTTGCTTGTCGAACATTGCGTTCTGGGCGTCAATCTGCATTTGAGCAATTCGCTCATTTGACGCAGCGGCATTTTGAGCACCGGCGACTTGAGCATCCGCAGCGTTATCAGACGCGTTAGAGCTCATTACACTACCTACGAGCATTGCGCCACCGACAAAAAATGTCATGATAGTACCTCTTGCTTCAATTTGTTCCCGATTGTGTACATCGATTGAGGGTCGTCCTCTACCAACTCAGACTCGACTGTTTCCACATCGCATGAATCTGTACGATGGAAAGTCATACACACTGTGTCTTCCAGCGCTAAAACCGCACGCTGTGTCCCAGGACAACTCAAGATCAGACTACCGGGACCATATTCGATAGGTTCATTTTCACCATCCGTCACTTTAACTCGCCCCGTGACAATAAGATAGAAATGCTCTTTCTTGTGAACTTTCCCAACCACCAACACACCAGCATGCCGAAATACCCTACGGCAATACATACCACCATGAAAAAAATGCTCGGTTTGCGGTTCATACTGAGGAAGTTGTAAGACTTTTTCCTTCAATGTACTTATTCTTTCCCGCATTGGAACTTGGGGAAGTTTTAGGTTCATTGGTCCCCAAGTGACCGTCATCTTACCCATTCGTCACCTCACGCCCATTTGCGCGCATATTTACCGAAGTCGCTGCGGAAGCAATGGTGCTAATGAACCCACCAGCTTCTAAGGTTGTACCAACCAACTCGGGAAAAGTGTAAGTCTCACCAGCTAACAAGCTACGGGTTTTGACGATCAAGTTTTGATTACCTGCTGTGTCAGAGTTAGTAACGATATTCACAGACACAGTCACAGTAGACCCACTGTAGTTAGTAGCGGTGATCTTATCGATAATTGCACTGACCCCGGTAGCTGTGTACTGTGTAGTCTGTGAATTTTCAATAATCTTGGCTGGAATTAGGACTTTCAGTCGAACAGTCATATGACACCTTTACGCTGGTTCTATCAGCACCCACAGTATAACACTTGCGTCTGTGGCATTGGAACTATTAATCACAAAACTGGTTCCTGGGGTCACTGTACCTATCGATATCCCCCCTGGAGTACCACTAAGACCTTGCCTTGCTGTCAGAATACGGGTGCTTGCAGTCACTGATGTGTTCGACACAGTTGCAGTACCTGCTACCAAAGTAGCTACGCCCATGCGAGCGTTAGACCCCTCTTTCAGCTTCAACCCTTTACCTGCTGTACTTACGGTCAAATCTCCAGTATTAACTGCAACGTCCCCTGCACTTCCTGAGACTGTTAACCTGGGTGTGGATGAGGTTGTGCGTAAATCTAAACTATTGCTTCCCGGTGTAACAATAAGACCATTGTTACCTGTGGTATCAATCAGACCAATCAAAGAAGCATCGGAGTAAAGAACACCTTTGACTCCCGTAGAGTTACCCTGGAACTTGATCGCGGTAGTCGTAGTCGACACAGCATTAATTGCTGCGTTAGTGCCACCTGTAGTGTCATTGGTTCCTATTGCCAATCGATTGTTTGTGTCATCGAAGAAGAAATTCGAGCTATCTTGCGTTGGTGTCCCGGATGACCCGGCGAATAACACTGAACCTGCGGTGTATGTTGTACTCATTGATGGTTGAGGTACCGGGGATAGATTCAACTCATCAATCTGTCTCTGCATGTACGACAAATCAATTTGAGGTAATGGTTGGACAGGTACGGGCTCAACCGCTACCGGTTGTGGGCTTAACTCACCCAGCAACGCTTGCTCGAATAGTTGGCGAATGTCATCAATAGACACTGGGTCAGATTCAGGACCTAACTGTAAATCTTCAACGCTGACAGTAGCTGCAGAGCCGCCACCGAGTAAAGTAAAGAGGTTCAGGAAGAATTTATACCAGACACGGTTAACCCTTCCGTCAGGTTCCAGGAACTGTGATCGAGCAGAAGGGATATTTGTGATGTCATCAGGCATTGGTACCATCCACATCCAATTTAGCGCCCATGATTGCAATTTTCACAGGGTCAGTACCTGACAATTCATAGACACGGTCGCGCAACTTTTCAGTCATCCCAAGCCGACGGAAAATAACACGCTTGAAGTACTCCCCGATTTTTCCGAGGGTGTTCCGTTTACCGCTCGACCACGTGTGCCCACCATCATCAGACCATCGCAACAGTACGCTCGGGTCTTCGCCTTGTCCCGACACTAGACCTACACCAGCTTCAATGTCGATCTGTAATGAGTGTTGTGCTGTACGGTTGAGATTGTTTTGACCCGTGGGAAGGGCGCGCCAAGACCTCAACCACCGTTGAATTTCACCATTGTCTGAATACGTGTCTAGGTCAAATGCGTAGATGTTTCCGTTTTCGAAGTCACCAATGGTTGTCTCACCATTGAAAAACATCTGGCAGTTCCCGCGATGGCGAATGAATCGCCCTGCTCTCCACCCGGCACGCTCATGCCAAGAGTTAGTGGACACATCATAAACCCAAGTCGTATTTGCGGTGGGAAACACTAGCACGTAGAAAGAGTGACCGTCTTGTTGATACGTGTACCCGATAGCGTCGGAAATATCAGAATAGCGTTGTATTTGCCACTCCATACCATGGTTGGAGATTCGGTCACCTTTATAACCATTGGCTCGGTACACAATACCTGTTCCTCTGGCATCTGACCCTAACCAGAATAAACCATTGTCCATTTTAGCGATGGAGTACGGTGCAGCACATCCGATCTCGTTAAACGCACCTTGTTGACGAGCTAAGGGAAATCCTTCCCCTCCTGCGTCATACCAAACTTCAACCGTCTGTGTACCAAACACCCAAATCTCGCGGTGGTCTACGATCAATCCGACAATATCATCAGGTGCACCCTCAGCACTGGCAAAATCGAGTGCGTCTACAGAAGTACCCTCAAGTAGTGCAGTGGTCCAGATACGTTGAGAATTGGGCTCATTGAACACAAAATAACCATCGATATACCCAACGGTTTTGGCACCGGGAAAGTCTACATCCGTGATTTGAGTCAACACCCCGGTGTTTAGGTTATAGATGTAGCTTGGACCATTACATGCAATGAAAAGCTGAGTCCCATTGTCAGCCATGGACACAGACGTACCACCGGCTATGTTCCCAACCTTTGTTGCCGTATATGACGAATTGATCCGATAGAATTCTGTACCGGACACTACAAACCCAAGTCCGCCGTACGTGTACACACCACGGATAGGGCCTGCACCGACAGTCGCCAATAGTCGCAAACCAGGGCAACGTGTCAAAAACCCAGGCTCCTTACCCCCTTCCGGAACTATCTCAGGGAAAAGGTTCACGAGTCTGTTACATGCCGCGTTTACGCTACGTGCTACGTAAGTTGCACCTAAGATGGGGCTTTTCATTTACATATTCCCAGCGTACACGTTATACCGCTGAGGAGTAGCGATCAACGGGTAAGGCATGCTCATTACGTCCATTGGGTTATTGATGCGCTTGAGGTTACGTTTACTGGTCATCGCTAGTCGAGAAACTGTCCGCGGGGGCTCAACGCCAAATTCGTTAGCAATCTCACAAGCCAGGTTATATTTGAACGCTCTTTTGTATCCAGGAGGGAAAGCAAGTGTAGTGTTCAATGTAGCAACTTGAGCTAGTTCCTCAACAGAGATGAAATGCCATTCAAGCGCCCGAGTAGGTACTGGGTAAATGGTCATCCCCACATCAGGATTACTCTGATTGATCCACATCACCTGAGGATATGTAGACGTAACCGTTTTGACAGCAATCCCATCATATTGTTGCTGATTGATAAACTTGATGCCGTAACTTACACCAGTGGACGCGTCACGAAAATAAGTAGAATCATCCAACTGGATCGGACGAGTGCCTACGAAATTACCCGAGGGTCCAATGGTTCTAGTAGCAGTGTTTGCTGGCCAAGTGAACACTTGGTCCTGTGTTGAGTAAACAGCTAGCCGCTCAGTGCTCCAGGAATCGAGCATCTGATTGAGTGCGGCTAGTGCATCCTGCGAGGTTGCAGGAGAAGGGGTTTCACCCTCGGCCAGTTGACCGATGAGGCGGAGGGCCGCGTTAATCTGGTCACCGGCTGTGCTCATGGGTGTTACTCTTTAGGTTTGCGATTGTATGGGCGCTTGACCAAGGTGTTGACAGGTTCTTCAGTTTCCTGAAGAACCTGCGACAGTTGTTCGAGGGGGTCATACGGCACCCACCCTTTTGACTTGTCATGCTCTACTTCCACTTCCGAGCACGCCACCTTAGTGCCGTGCAGGAAGTGCTTCATGTAGTAAACACCCATGATTAGCCGATACGGTACAGAGTCCAGGTGCCCGTGCCAGTCTTACGTGCACGGAACAACTGAGCAGTACCGGCAGTAGCCACCACGGTCATCAGACCAACCAACGTCCAGCCGGTATTGGTGGTCATCGTGATGACGCCAGAACCCGAGCCATCAACGTTAATCACAGACAAGTCGAATGAATGCCCGACGATAGCATTCGACAACTCAGCCTCAAGGGTTGCGACAGTAGGTAGAGTGTATGCGGCGGCAGAACTACCGGGGCTACCCAAAAGGATACCACTCAACATTTGAGCTACGGACAACGTAGCGGTAGTCGTAGCAGTAAGAGGAGCACCTTGATTCATCAGACGAATTTCAGTCGTCAGAGGGCCATTTTGATATCCACCACCAGTGTTAGGAAGAGCCATGATGTTTCCAATCTGTAAAAAAGATGAAGAACCCGGGGGTTAGCCGGGTACTTAAATTAACCCCACATCCGCACACCGAGTTGCGGACGAATCACCGAGTAACCGTATAGCACATCAATACGGCAAGGCAAGCGGTCGTTGTTGATGTCATACTGCTTGACGATCCGCAACGAGATGCCGTTATGAACAGCACGTGCAGCCATATCAACACCTTGAGGCAAGACCAAGTCAGCCGTAGCAAACGTGATTGCATCTTTGTGGTAAACCAGATTCTGCGGGTACACCGTAGAAGCGGAACCCAACATCGTCACGACTGCGGTGGCTTGGGGGAAGCTGTCAACGGTAGCCAAAGCATGATCTGCGGTGTAGATCGCAGGAGAGATGTTCAGCGTGGCGGTCGAAGAACCAGTCACATCAGCGGTCACAACGAACTGCTGCAGCGAGCCGGTAGAACGACGGGTTTGTGGGTTAACCGCATACACGCCAGCAATCGTGAACACATCACCGACTTTCCAAGTCTTCGAAGAACCAGTGAAGCTGATCGGCAGAGTCGCTTGACCTTGCGTAGACAACGTACCAGTAGAGGTGATGGTGGTACCCCAAGCGCCAGTGGTATGGGTGGCGATTGATTGAGACATTGCGATCTCGTCGTAACCCAGAACACCTTCACCCATCATGCCGGTCTTGAATTGACGGCTGATCGTAGATGCGGGATTGAAGAAGCCCTTCATGCCTTCAACCAAACCGGCATTAGCGGCAGGGTCGACGGTGGCGTAACGGGGGTTCATTGGTGAGGCTGCTTCGTTCAGTTTTTGTTGTGCAGCAAGCAACACAGCCGAGGTCGAGGGGGTGCTACCAGGAGTACCAACAGACGCATACAGGCTCTTGTAAGCATTGGCAACATCGGCATCCACAGAGGCGGCCAACTGGCTAATACGGGGCTTCAGCACACGTTCTGCGAAGTCGTCCAACTGCATCGTCAGTTCGGCGGTGGTGAAGTTCACACCAATGTGCTTCTGACTCGAAACGGTCAATGTGGTGTACTGCTCTTGATCGTCCTGGACCTGCAAAGCCGCACCATCCGTGACAAGTGCACGATCCGGCAAGCGAATACGCAGAGTAGAGCCGATTTTGGCGCCAGATTCAGCAAAGGAACTGTCATACTGACGGTTCACGTTGCGGGTGAGCACCAGTTCGTTCTCCAAAATGGAGAGCGCTTTACGGGTGATCATGTCGATTGTGAGAATGCTATTTGCCATGATGGATTCCTAAATTAACGGGTACGTTGTTCCCACTTCTTACGTTCTCTAGCGCGGTCTGCTTCAATCCATTCGGAAGCACTCATCGTTTTTACACTACGGGGGTCTGTAGTGTCATACGACGGTGCGCCTTTAGAATGTGCATTCACTGGAGTAATAGGAGCGGGGGCCGAAGTTGTTTTTTTCACCGGGGGAGATGCGGCCAATTTGGCCTCAATCTTCCCAATTTCATAAGGTTGAAGATGTGCAGGTAACTTTGAAATACGTTTTGCTTCTTCTGGGTGTTGTCCCAGAAAATACGCCACGTCATGGCCATTCTCAGCAGCTTTGATTGTGGCAGCCATGGCATCAGTGATTGGAACTTTGGGGTTATATGCGACTTGTTCAAAGTCATCATATTTGTCCCTGGCTCTCTCTTCACGATCTGCCCAGGCTTCATCAATCTCAACATACTGTTTTTGCTGCTCTCTTGCTGCCAGCTTTTGCTCTGCAATCCGATCCGCTAACGCTTGAGCGTAATCTTCAGGTGTAGCAAAATCTGTCAACCTAAGATCAGTCGGAACCTCCACTTTGACGTTTTGCGCCGCAAGTGACTGTTCACGAGTCCATTTTCTTTGTTCCCTAGCTAATCTTTTCTGAACAATAGAATCGAGTTCCTCTTGAGAGAATTTCTTCTCAACTGCAGGTTCTTGAATTTCTTCGTTCTCTGCCGGCGCTTGGTTGACTTCTTCAGCCTGTGGTGATGCCGTAACCACTTCTTCAGGAACTGGTGTTCCCTCAATCATCTCATCCATTTATTGAATCCTTAGATTCCTCGGTGTACCTCACCGATACGGTATAGGTGACAATTTACGTCACATGACAATTATTGTCAAGCGCCATCCAAGAAACAACGCAACTCGTCATATCTCAACCCGAGTCGGATGGTTCCATCATCCAACTGATCTAGACAGTTAATGCCGTAAGAATAAGGATCGAGCCCTTCCGCAAGAAACGCATCCCTTATGTCCTGGGCCATATAACCCACATGCAGACGTGCTTTGTCTCCTTTATCTGCAAATGAATCTTTGAGTTTGTAGATAGACGGGCCTTTTGCCTTAATGGCAGCGGCAACTTTCTTTTCTTTTGCTGTCATTGAGCGAGATGCGGTCTTCTCATTAGCATCGGAGGTGTTGATTGTCCCCGTACCGGCATAAATCACTGACCAACGGAATGATGCGCTACCATTCGACATGGTGTTATCTGCACCCGGTCGAATACCGGATTGCCCAGCCTCATACAGCAAAGTAGTAGCATTAACACCGTAGAATTGAAACCAAGACCATGACGCGCTAGATGCCGCACCGTTATAGATCGTGGAATAGTTATTCGCGCTATTCTTAATGTCGACTCCTGGGGTAGTGGAGCCAGAGAAAACAGGGCGGTAATTTGCACCATTCGCCATCGCTACTTCCCAACGGTTCCCTGCCGAGTTAGGAATGTAAGCTTTGTAGTAGTTAGGTTGAACGTAGAAGGTACTGACGCTATTGTCGACATCGACTCCGCCGGTAACAAACCCCGGCATGAGTGATGTATTTTCAGCATTCGAGTATAGGTAATTGTTGGTGGTATTACCCTCATAGTAACAACCAACCGCCAAATTACCCGTAGAGCCACGGGTACCGGAAGATCCAAAAGTTAAGGCGGTAGTGAGCGCCTCGAATACAACACCGTCGATTACATTACCTGTACCACGAATTAAGAATCCAGAACCAGAACCAGCACCAGATACACGACCGCCGCGGAAATTGTAAGTAGTAATTTGTTCCTTGGTGATATCGGTGTCGCCAAGTTGAGCAGCAATGCCACCAGCAGGCCGAGTAGCTAGTCTTGTCCAGTTAATGTTGTAGAAATTGTTGTACCAATTTGCAGGACCGCCAGATCCAGCAAGAGTGGCGTTCAACATCGTAGCACCCTGGCATCCACCAAACCACTCGATGCCGCAATCGTAGAAATTGCAGTACGTGAAACCAATCATGTTCCACTGAATTTGTGCTACTGGTGCAGATTCCCCTGAGATAAACCCAATGCCTCTAGTGTTGACATTCGACACTACGTCCGCTGGGTCCATAGTATCGGCAGCGGGAGTCTTCATCCCAGTAGAAGATGCACCCATCAAGGCGAACAGTGTATTTGCCTCCCCATCGCCTTCTAGGTGTACCCCCTTCTTCCGAACGATACCAGTGTACTGGTATCGACCACCAGGAGCATAGCAAGTGCCGGCACCACCACCATAAGTACCACCGTTGTACAACGCGTTTAGATTGTCAATGGTTGTTTGGATACCAGTAGTGCAATCATAGGTGGATGTACCGTTCTTAATTGCCGCCCATTCCGATGTGGGGATATTCTGAAGGACATTATTACTTGTCGCAGAATTACCATTGATACCATCAACCGGAGAGTTCCAGATAGGAACATCATTCTCGTCGGTCAGATAGAAAGTGTAAATCTGAGTGGTATCTAGAAAACAAAGACACTCCCCCCGAGAATCCAAAATGATAGGATTCGTGTTGAGAGTGTTTCCTTCAAAATCTTGCCATGTTGGAGTTGGTGTAGTAGTACCTGATTCGTATGTCCATAGCTTACCCCCCACCAACGGGTTCCCATTGTTGTCAGTGAAATACAGTTTTGGTGTTGGTGAGAGGAACGCCATGACTTAGTCCTGTTTCGTCGTGCGGATCAATTCGAGCATGCCAGCCCACTCTTTGCGTGCTTCGAACCCGTTATTGTAGATGTTGTAAATGCCGTGACGTGAATTGTCACTCTCGAACAACTCATAGCAATATGCGCTCTCAACCGGAACATTCGCAGCAGGCATTGCCAGAATATCCTGCAAAGTTTTCAGGCCCGTAGCACCTACCTGAGCCGGATTATTTGGCTCTTGGTATCCATTAAACTCATTGATTGTAATTGGCTTACCGTAAGAGCGCAGAGCGTCCAAGAGGTTAGGGAAAATCGCACCGGGCGGCTCATCAGCGCGCTGCTGCCAGCGAGTAAGATCAGCACCCAAACGCTCGTACAAGTGATACCCAACAATATCAGGATTAATACCCTTTTGCATAATCCATGGGATGAACGCATAGTTGCGGTTCATCGTGCCGACGATGATTTTTGTTTTCGGAGCGATCAAACGAATTGCATCATACTCACCAAGCATCAAATCAGCGTATCCGTTAAATGCGGCCGTGTTGTACTCAGCAAGGGTTTGCCCTTCGGTGTACAACATGCCGCACGCATTCGTTACTTCATTTTCGATCTCAATGGCTTCCGGCATGTAGGGGAGTGCAAGCAAAACCTCGGTAACAAGCTGACGACCTTGCTGATAACGACCCGCAGGGGTATCGGGGAAAGCACCGCCGTCTGTCCGGTTAGATGTGTAAGGCAGCAGGAAAACAATCTGAACACTCAGACCTGCAGCTTTAGCGGCGTTCATCATCACAACCAGGCGATCAATTTGCGTGGGGGACTCCACACGGGTGGCGCTGTGTCCACATGCGACACGGATCGAAGTAAACCCCAGACTTTTAGCAAGGTCCACGCATCGCTGTGGACCCATTTGGGCGTATTTGTCATCGCGACCGCGTTGACGGGTGTGGATATTGATACCAAGTTTCATAGACACTCCTTAGGGAACTAACAGAAGCTTGAATGGGCGAGCGGTTATAGTTTGTGAACCAGCCCCCGCGGTGTTGTAGCGCATATCGATAGTGACTGTTTGAGCAACACTATGGTCAACAGTACCTGACACATACGCGGCTGATTGCTGCCCCACAACACCCGCACCACCAGGATTCCAACCCTGGGCGGTGGTGGCGGTAAGCGCCATCATGTCAATGAGTCCGCGGAAATCAACAGAACCAGATGGAATTACTTGACCCAGCAGAGTAACACCACCCCATGTGGCACGGACGTCTCGGTTACCTGGACCAGATACAATAATCCATCCCTGCAGAGACATCCCTGGTGACATCAGTCCCGCGGGGATAGTGAACGTAGCAATCGTCTGATATGACGTATTCGCATCAGTCTTAGTTACTTCATTGAACTGATTGTAGAACACAACGGGTGCAATTGGACGCCATACAGTGCCTGTCCATGTCATGTATGAACCAGGAGTAGTTCCCACATCGGAAATGAGAATAATGTCCCCTGTATTTGCCGAGGATGGACGTGCAGCCCATGTCGAAGTGCCGATAAAACTTGCCATATTGGCTCCTGATATGAACGACATCAACCCACCTAACCCTAAGGCAGGAGATGTGTTGGGATTTACTCCGAAGCTCATCGGATATTGATCGGTTTACAGTAAATGGTACCGCCCGTGCTAACTTGAATGGCACTAACACGCCATGGTGCACCGGTACCGTGAGGTACTACAAAAGGAATCGGGGTAAATGGCGGGATTGGTGTCGCATTCGAGGTAGTAGCAGTGACACCTTCTCCTACTATCACATAACAAGGCTGGTCGGACCAGATAACCACACCCTGGGGACCATCAGGCCACGTCGCAGTCGACCCTGCAGTTCCGGTATACGCTGCGGTACGTGCCGGATAACTGGCGTCAATCATGGGATTGAGAAGTTCCATATTCTTTCCTCTAATCGTATAGTATCAGTTAATTACTGAGGTGGCAAATCTTGTGGCATTTGCTGCATTGGGTCAGGGGTTTGTTCTAGTTGTGGCATACCTGCGCTAATGTCACCAGTCTGAATTGCCGCGTCTACTGTTCCCATCACAATGTCTTGGATCTGCTCAGGTGACATACCGGCCTGAGTTGCTGTGATGCGCTTAGTCTCCGCATCGAATGCTTTAATCTTGGC